TCCTGGTGCCCTATCTGATGGATTTTCCGGATTGCGTCCCCGGCTTGCCACAATAAATGGCTGGCGGCCTCCACCCATGCTGCAATTAAGCGCAGGGGATAATCCGTCTGTATCATACACTCTGCCCTGGTTCGGATTATCTCTTGTCTTTGTGGGCATTATATTTCCAATTTGCCTTACCCGTATAAGACTTTCGCTGCCGTCCTTGTAATATCTTGCCCGTATACAAGGCGACACGCCTTGCGTATCAGGATCATTTATCACCGCCCCAAAACCATTTCCGTTTTTCTGGTTTCGCGTTTTATGCTCCACCATTCCGTTTAATCGCGTAGGCGACACATAATATTTTTCCTCAACCTCTTGTTCCAATACGTCTTTAAGTTTCCGTTTAAGTGGGAAACTCTCTGGAAATTTAAATCCCCCCGTATCGACATTTTTCCGTATGCTGACGATAAATACCCTTTCTCTGTTTTGCGGCACATTATATTTTTTTGCATTTAATATTTCCCAGTAATTGTTATATCCTGCCTCTTCCAGGGATGTCAGTACTGTTTTAAATTCATTTTTAAATTTTTTCCCAGTCAGATTTTTTACATTTTCTGCGATTGCAACCTTTGGCATTGTTGCTTTTATAATTCTTAGTGCATAAAAAAATAGTCCTGATCTTGTCTGGTTCCCATTTGCATCTAAGAATCCCCGCTGTTTTCCCGCTGTCGAAATATCCTGGCACGGAAACCCATATGTAATCAGGTCAATATCTTTTGGCAGCTTTTTTTCATCAATTTTTTTGATGTCCCCCAAATTTAATGGCTCTGCTACATTATGGATTGCTGCATATGATCTTGACGCATATTTATCAATTTCTGAGTATCCGATTAATTCATATTCCGCTTCGATCCTGTCCAGCGCTTTCTCAAAAGCTCCGATGCCCGAAAAAAGTGATAATAATTTTATTTTCCCCATGTTACACAATTCTCCCGTTCGTATCCGCCAACAGTCTGTAGACCGATGCCACAAACCAGTCTGCGGCGTATCCTGCAAATAACATACCAGCGCCAAACAACGCCATGTATGCGGCAATCTTAAGCAGGTCTTTAATATCGCGCTTACGCAGCTTCCACTTTGCTTCCCAGTCCTGCGCACCGTAATACTTTTCATACGCGGTTTCGACCATGTACTCACCCATGTAGCACAGTACATGTAATGCTTCCATAATCGTCATTACGATGCTGAACATGATCGCCATTTCGGCAAATATATCTAATAACTCACGCATCTACTTCCTCCTCCTGAGCGGCGCGCATGCCCGCTCCCAGCTCTCTGCCCATCCATCCGGCTCCGCTCTCATAATCTCGTAGCCGTCTTTTGCCTTTACGCCGTGGTATACGCGGCTGGCTATGGTCTCGCGGGACATGCCCAGCAAATACATAAGCTCTTTTGCTTTGTACCGTCCATAGTACTCATCGTTCTTGTACAGGTCGTACAAGATTATCTTTCGTCCCATTCCGTTTTCCTCTCTTCCTGCACCACTGAGGACTGTTTGAAACCTTCTGCTCAATCAGTCTCATATCTGTGATGCACAGCCGCCGGTATCCGTCCTGTTTCTCCTTGCGGACCAGTACGCATGATTCGCAGCCATCGCAGTGCGGCAGCGTTGCTTTTATCCTGCTCCTGTAGTCCCGCTGCTTCTGCTGGTATGCTTCTGGATCCGCTTGCCTACGTCTGCGTTTTAGCAGCGCCGTTATGTCGGAAGCCGACATGATGCAATCTGGATGCTGGCAGGCCTCACAGTCCGGATAGGCACAATCTTTTGTTGCTCTCATGTCCGCCTCACTTTCCAAGCAGGGCAGCTTCCAGGCTGTCCATGTCGTAGTCGTGTTTCATAAACTGGTTATACTGGTCAACGCTGGTCTGCTGTCGCTTTGGCGGCTTCGGCTTCTTGTACTTTCCAGGCAGATACTCATCAAATTTCAGCTTCCGCAGGAAATTTTCAGCGTTCAACACATACTGCTGCTGCGTCCCGCGTATCTGGCAGGCTTCGGCGTAGTTTCTGGCTGCCTGTACAAGTTCGTCAGCACTTACACCCATCCGCAGGGTGTTTAAGTATTCCACAGCCACTCCCGGCAGGTCTGCCCCTGCTTTCGGGTACGCTGCAACAAAGTCCTCAAACCGCTCTGGTTCCTCGCGCGATATTGTTTTGGATTCGTATTCGGATTGGATTGGATTACGGGGACTATTGCAATCGTTCGATATCATCTGATTGCAATTGATATCATCTGATATCAGATTCTCGCAGTTGCTTTCTTCCGCTGGATATTTGCTTTTCTTTGCTCTCACTTGCTGGTGATCTCCCCAAGTTGCCATGTGTAAGTACGGTCGTCCCTGAACGTAATATTCTCGGACCAAGCCTACAGACGTCAACTTCTGCAGGGCATCAGCAATCGTCTTATTTGTAATATCCTTTAGCGGAAAGCATGTCCCGCGGATAATCGCAGGTCTTCCGTCAAATCTTCCATAATCGTCACACGCTACGATCAGGCGGTAGAACAGGACTTCTTCGAACCAGCTGAGCTGGTCGATCGTATCTGATCGGCAGATACTTTCCTTTAAAATCCTGTTCGGCATCTTATCCGCCTCCATTCAGGCTCGCAAGCCAATCGTCCATTGTGACCTGGTTCTTTTCCAACTCGTTTTCCAGTGGCTTCTTATCTTTTCGTAGATACCGTTTCGCTGCATCCACATTCATGCGATTCTCCGCCGTTCGGGAGCTTTCTATTGCCATCCAGTTGCGAACCAGATTCTTTTCATCTTCCGCCGGTCTAAAGTACCCTTTGCCGTCTTGCAGATTGATAATCAATTCTGCGTCGCAGTCGTTTTTATTTACTTCCGCAATCAGCCGCCGCACCATCCGATCACTCATGTGCGTTGTGGTCTGCAGCCAACGTCTGGAAACAGCATTTTTGTGTCCGGTCGGGATGTGATCTAAAATGTTCATTATCTTTCTCCATGTGGGGGATGCGCCGTTTTCCCCCGGCGCTGGGGTAACAGGAGGTCCCCGTCATGTCCGTGATATATACGCCCCAACAAGTCCCGAATTAGTAGTTTCTTTCGCGCTTATTGCGCCAGTGTTTCAACTGTGTTAGGATTATCTAAAACCTTGTACCAGCCAAGTTTAATCCTCTTCCTTATAACATGTTTCACCACATTACCGGCTATCTCCGTATAACTCCATAAAATCTTCAAATCTCATGGTAACGAGCCAGCCGCAATTATTTTTTCGATGGAATACGGTCGGCTTCTCGTCTGTCTTTGCATCCGCAACAGACTGCGCCAAAGCATCATACAGGTTCAGACGCTCTACTCGCTTGCATTCGATGTGTATCCCTGGTAGCCCAACCACATCAGCGTCGCCGTTCGAACCACAGTATTGTTGTCCTCTGCGCGCTTCATAGCCGTATTCCTTCAGTTTCCGCGCAAGCTCTCGTTCTCCACTCGCGCCCTTGTTCCTGCTGTTCGTTTTCCTCATCCTCCTTGTAGATAATTCCATATACTTTATACATTTTTTGGAAGCTCTCCCTTCCACGCTGATGCGCGTTTGTGTGATGCTCCCGGCATAGGCATATCTTTCGATGGTCCGAATCGTCTAGGGTATTGCGGTTGTTTCCCATGCCGATAGCATCCCAATGATGTATTTCCCCATCTCTTCCGCATATCGCACATTTTTTATGCTTTATACAAAAATACAGGTATCGGTTAATATCATCGGTACGTTCCACAGCGTTATCCGTTAATGGGATTCCATTTTCCACCGCGTACTCCAATATGGTGTTAATAAACTCCCGCGCCGTATCCATAGAGCAGTCTGCAAGGCTAAAATATCCGCATCCTGTTTTCACGATATGTAAGTATTTCAACCACTCCTTCTGCTCCTCTGGAAGATAGCCAGTATAAGATGCTATGTCCCGGATCGTCGCATATGCCTTTTTACGCTGCTCGGCGGATATATGCCGTCCATCATCCAGCCGGATTTCTGCATCCTTAATCTTTTTTTTGCTGAGGACTTCGCCGAGGCCTTTAATCGGGACGGATATAATTAAGTCTGTCCCCTTGTCGGTGTCCTTGTACTTTTCTATCCTCACAAACGCATTCATGATTTCCCTTTGCCCCTTATGTCATACACAAAAGCCATTTTGTTAATGGAGGTATTTTTAATAGCAAGTGCCACAATCCGGGAATCTTTGTAGATGATCTGCGTGACATGGAAACGATCGTATGTCGTAAATTTAGGCTTTGTCCCGGATATTTGCACTTTATCAGATGGAATCCATATAAACGGCGCAGTATACAGCTCTCGCCCTATGCCCCAGTTAAAACAGGCGCGTTTAAAACTATCGGATGCAAGTCCTTTTTCCTTTGCCGAAAAGGATTCTATGCCCGTGTCCTCTTTTGATATCCAAAGTTGCTTCTCGCTGTCATAAATGCTTACGGTACAATTCGCATTATCCCGCGTATGCTTCCGCTCCCAGTTCATCGGGCCTACAGCCTCGTCGAGGATGTTCATGTCGCATCTTGCATCCTTATACAGCAATAGTGAGCAGCCGTTCTCTTTTACTGTGGACACGCGGCATTCAATCTCATCCGCCCTCAGCTCTCTAAATTTATTCATGTCCGCCTCCTACTTAATCCGAAGATGCTCCCCGCGCTCCTTCAATTCAGCAAATGTGAGGGTTTTTCCTGCATTCAATGCCTCTCTAATCTTAGACGTGTCAGGGATTTTCTTCATGTAATCGTCTGGGACTGCCGTATCATCCACTTCCATCGGAGCGACGCCGCCGTTTTTGCAGATTGCAAACGAGTAGAGGTTTGTTTTAAACTTCTTCCGGTCGCAAAGTACCATTGATCTCTTTAGCCTGTCTTTCAGCATCGCGCTCCGTCCGTGTAACTGCTCCGCGCGCGCCGCAAGGCGATCAGCTTCTTTTTCAAACTTCGCGGCTTCCGCATCCAGCTCCGCCATAATGATTGCGTAATTCTCCGCCTTTTCTTCTAGTTCGCCGTCCATGCCGTCCAGCGTGTCTTCGATAACCTTCATCTCCAACTCATCCGCTGATTCCATCATTTCATACAGTTCCAAATACTGCCCTGTGATCTCATATAATGTGCTCATCTTCTTTGTTTTCCTCCTGTTCAATCTCCTGCGTTATCCGCATTATTCTTCTCAGGCGCTTATGCGCCTTTAATTCAGTTCCCGTATCCAGGCTTTCATTGTATTCATCTATCGGCTGTTCTGTATACATGTTACTCATCCTTCCACATGTCGCGGAATTTATCAAAAAACTCATTCACGGCCTTATTCATCTCTTCCATCTCTGGTATCGTTTCATTTTTTTTCTTACATGCTTCTATCATGCCAACGTAAAGCGTTTTTTTCATGATACTCTTCGCATCTTCATACGATACCCCAGCATCTAATAGGCTTTTCGTTACCGACGCAGACGCTACTGCAAAATCTCTAAGGACGTTCAACCCCGTCCCCATAATTCTCACTTTGCCATCTTCTGATAAAATCATTGCATTCTCTCCATTCTTGTCTTATAATAAAGATGATCTCCACAAAAGATCATCCGATGCAGAGCCAGTCCGCCAAGATCACGCCCTGCATCATTTTTTTACCAGCTCCCGCGCTCCGATCAGAAACGCTACCGCTGCGGCAATTGCCAGCGTCGCCGGGAACCACTGCAGGGCTGTTGTTTCCCACAGGATCACTGCCGCTGTTATGCAGTTTGTCCCAATTCCGAACATTAAATCTTCCATAGCTTGTTCACCTTACTTTCTTCCTCTCCCGAACATCTGTAAAATCTCGTCATCCGTAAAATGTAACACCCTGCTGAGGTCTATTATCTCTTTCACTCGGATGGTTTCCCCCTCTGCTTTTCTCTTTGCGAGGGTGTTTGCGTTGATGATTTCCCGACGGTCTAGGTCCTTCCCTGTCAGCTCGCTGCGAGCCAGTCCGACATTGATGACGCGTCGAACTGCCTTCCTACAGTCTGCATAAATTCCAAGTGCTTTTGTTTTCGGCATCTCTTTCACCTCCACATCCAATATAGATTTGTTAAGATCAGCGCGGCCATCGTGATTCCCCACGCTATGCGCCATCTCTTTGTCTCCTGCTTTGCTTCTTCGATGATCTCTACTGCAAAGCTGTCTTCTCTTTCGTTAATGTCCATACCTCCTGTCTCTTGTTTCCTGCTTGTCCCCGTCCTATACTGTACTCACAGGCTCCCGCCAGAGCCGAGTACATAGAAAGGAGCGTTCAGACGTTGGAATTATCATCGAGACTCTATCATTGCCATAAAATCAACAAAAACGTAACTATTCTTGAGGATTACGAGATTGTTGAAGGCAAGAAGCGCCTAGTGCGTTGCTCATGTCCATATCATGAATACAAGGATAAGAAGCCGCACTGTGATGGGAATACGGAGTTTGGTTTTCCGTGCAGTTATGCAAAAAGTCAATAACCAAACTAACAAGCTCATCACATCTCTCGCTTGGAGATAGGTAACAATAAAGCCGTAAGTCGCATTTGCAGCAATCCCCAGACATATCTTTGCAGTGCTTGCTGACGGCTTTATTAAATTCCACTGCGTTCATCATTCGCTTTCTCACCTCCCCTCTTCGCCGCTTACTGCTTTTTCTTTTTTCGCAGAAGCTTTGGCATTCCTTTTCACGCCTGCTTTGCTTGCCAGCGCTTCGGCGTATCCCAGAAAATATCCTTTATCTCTTTCGGACATATTAGGAAGCGCCTTGCCGATCGTGACGATTATGTCCTTTTCTTTTTCGCTCAATGCTCAACCTCCTTGTTTGTTTTGTTAAGCACATTATAACGGTTTTTTATGTGCTTGTCAATACATTTTTAGAATAATTTTGTGCTTTACAAACGTTTCATTATGGTATATAATTACTCTTGCAAGGAGGTGAATTTAATGAATATAGGCGAGCGGATTCGTTATTTAAGAAAAGATATATTGCATATAACGCAAGAAGCATTAGGAGAGCCATTAGGTCTTTCCAGGGCAAATATCGCAAATATAGAATCAGGGAGAATTTCAGTTACGGAACGCGTGATCAACGATATAAGTGAGAAATTTCATGTGAATGAAGAATGGCTTAGATATGAACGCGGAGAAATTATTCAGCCTTTAGAAAGAAGTCAAATCATAACTGACTTCGTGGGCGATTTAATAAAGGAAGAAGATTCGTTCAGGACACGCCTTATAGAAGCTTTGGCAAAGCTGGACGATACTGAATGGGAAGTTCTCGAGAAGCTTGCGGAAAGTTTGTCACACAAAAAAGGCTAGGGGTGTTATCCCCTAGCGCAAGATCTTTTTGCAGAAACGGTAAACCAATTCGAGCATTTTAATGTCATTTGAATTATTTACCATTTCGGCAATGAGTTTTTTGTAGTCCATCGTGCATCCCTCCCAACACGAACATTTGTTTGATTATATATTAACACAAGGTAATATATATTTCAACAGATGCGTACAGGGAAACGCGGTGAAGCGTCGAACCTACGCGGCAAAAAACGACAGCCAGCGCAGGGTTTGACAGAATGTTACACACGGTTATATCGCTGCGGCGATCAACAAACAAAATATCATATGAGGAGGATAAGAAAATGGCACTTATCAAATGCCCCGAATGCGGGAAAGAATACTCAGAAAAGGCAGCTACATGTCCAAACTGCGGAGCGCCAAACGATTTATTAAATGGGAGCCAGCAGAATTTGAACGACCAGCTCCAGACGAGCGATACCACAAAAAAAACAAACACAGGGTTGAGCATAGCTGCTTTTGTTGTTTCACTTTTTAGTTTAATATTTGCACCTTTATCCATAATCTCGATTATTTTAATTATAATCGACGCTGTTAAGAATAAAAACAAAAAGCGCAAGAAGGGGCTTTGGATTGCCGCACTTGTTATATCAATCATTATGATCATAACTCTTTTTGTTCCGAAATCGGATAGCAACGATGCAGAACAGCCCACAGTCGTGCAAGAAAATTCAAATAGCGACGTATCAGAAGGAGCCGATCCAATCGAAACGGAAATTCCGAAAGAATATATTGAGGTAACTGCGGATGACCTCGTTGATGCTCTGAACAGCAACGCGATGAAAGCACAGAATGATTACCTTGATAAATATCTGCAAATCACTGGAACATTAGGCACAATCGACAGCTCCGGGAAATATATCTCGATTGATTCGGAACAGTTTTCGTTGGCAACAATCCAATGTTACATGACTTCCGAGACACAAAAAGAACTGATTATGAATATGAAAAAGGGCGACCCTATCACAGTAAAAGGATATTGTAAAGATATGGGAGAAATCCTTGGATACCAGATAGATATTGAAGAAATAACAAATTAAAAAATAAAAAGCCCCGATGCTGGTAACACCGGGGCAATCAAGAAAACTATACAGCACATGAGGTGATGGTATGTTTTCCCTCACAAGAAAAGTATACCACAGCCTCCTACACCTGCATAGGTGTATTTTTTATACCTAAAAGGAGGATTAACTATGGCAACAGCAAAAAAACTCCCGTCTGGATCGTGGCGGATTCTGGTGTACTCTCACACGGACCAGGACGGCAAACGGCGTTATAAATCATTTACGGCGCCCACAAAGAAGGAAGCAGAATTTCTGGCGGCTGACTATCAGATGAAGAAAAGCATCGACCTGACTTGTAAAAAAATCACTTTCGGTGAAGCGCTGGATAAGTACATTGAAGACCGGAGCGCTGTTCTCTCGCCCAGAACGGTTATGGATTACAAACGGATTCGGAAGAATGAGATACAGTCCCTAATGCCTGTGCAGATATCTGAGATAACGCAGGACATGATACAAAGGATTGTAAACGAGGACGCCAAAAAGCACTCGCCAAAAACAGTGCGAAATACTCATGGGCTTATCAGTGCCGTCCTGAAGGAGGAGCGACCGGAATTTGCATTAAATACAAGGCTGCCACAGAAAAAACGTCCAAACCTATACGTCCCGACTGACAATGACGTCAAAATGCTTATGTCTGCCGTAGAGGGGACAGAAATGGAGCTTCCTATTCTTCTGGCTGCATTCGGACCGATGCGCCGTGGAGAGATATGCGCCCTGAACAGCTCGAATATAAACGGTAACACTGTGCACGTTTCGGAGAATATGGTAATTACGGCAGAACACAAGTGGGTCATTAAAGCTCCAAAAAGTTATGCAGGAGACCGATACATTGAATATCCAGATTTTGTTGCAGAAAAATGGGAGGGTCGCTCTGGTAGAATCGTAGGGCTAACCCCGGATCATATCTCCAACAAGTTTACCCGAATTTTAAAGCAAGCAGGCATCACGCATTTTCGCTTTCACGACCTCCGGCATTATTCTGCCAGCGTGCAGCACGCACTGGGAATCCCGGATGCATACATCATGCAGCGTGGCGGGTGGAGTTCCGACGGAGTTTTAAAAGATGTCTACCGTCACACGATGCAGGACAGACAAGCCCGTATGACAGATATTGCCAACAAGCATTTTTCAGAATTGTGCAACACAAAATGCAACACATAAAAAAAGAACCCTTGATTTTCAAGGATTCTTGAAAGGCGCGAACCGGATTTGAACCGGTGATAAGGGTGTTGCAGACCCGTGCCTTACCACTTGGCTATCGCGCCATATTATTAAATGACTCCGACGGGAATCGAACCCGTGTTACCGCCGTGAAAGGGCGATGTCTTAACCGCTTGACCACGGAGCCTTATTTAAGCTCCCCCTGTTGGACTCGAACCAACGACACTGCGGTTAACAGCCGCATGCTCTACCGACTGAGCTAAGGAGGAATAGACCCTTCTCTTGGGTCCTACCTGAAAGTATTTGTCCAGTTCCCTGTCTCGTACCTTCAAAACTGAACACTGAAATCCTCTTTTGTATCTTCTACATCCATTCCCAACCTGTC